AATTATTGCATTACCACATTACAGTGAGAAGGTTTATAAAACACGGGCTACTACAGGTGAGAAAAATAGATATTATCCTTTACTAAGAAATCATGGGGATATTCCATCGAAAGGAGACCCGGTTTTATTATGTACAATTGGTAAGACTAATTATTATTTAGGCCCTTTGAACACAACTGAGAATAGTCCAACATGGAATAATGACCCAAGTTTTAGAAAAGAAGTATTGACTGAAAAAAAACTAGGTGTTAGTCAACAAAATTTAAATGAACGAGGATTAGCTGGAGAAAGTTTTAACTTTGATAAAAGAATATTTTATCCAAGGCTCACTAAAAGACATAAACCAAACTTAGATTTAAACAATAGTGTGTTCGAAACAAGTGGTGATACTGTCTTTGAAGGTAGACATGGTAATAGTATTAGAATAGGTAGTCGTAGTAATAAACCTTATATATTTTTATCAAATCAAAGAGCATCTGAAAACGATGTTGAAAGTTTAGGTGATGGTAGTATAATTAGTATTACATCTAATGGTACATTAGCAGACCACTTTGAAACCTACGTCATAGATGCAGGTCAGAGGTTTGTAGATGTAAATGGATTTACATTAGCATCAGATTTAGTTTTACAAGATGAAACACCACCTAATAAGTTTATGGGTGATTTAGTGTCAAGTGTAAATAATAATCAAGATACTAATGATTTAATTTATAATTATGGTATAAATGATAATGAAAATCAAATATTATTTCACTCAGATAGAATTACTTTAAATTCAAAATTAGACGATATTTATCTATCATCTAATAAAGACATTCACATTGGAACTAAACGACATTTTACCATTTCAACTGCAGAAAATATGATTATTGAATCTTCTGCATTAAGTATTGGAAATCCCTTTAGGGAGGATGTACAAATGCAACCCATGGTTTTAGGTAATACATTAAAAGAAGTGTTAACTGATATTGTAGATTTGTTTTCAAAAATTCAAATAGCTACTCAACTTGGGCCACAAAATATTTTACCAACAACTCAAGTGGATATACAATCTGTTACAAATAAAATTGAAAGTATTGTCAGTAGTTTTCACAAAATAGAAGAAGGATAGTTATGAAAAAGAAAAAACCAAATATAAAAACTGTAATTAGACAAATTGTTAGGGAAGAGGTTGCAATGGCTATCAATGAAGTAATAACTGAATTGAAACAACCAAATAATTCTAATTTAAAATCTAAAAAAATTGTTGAAAAAAAATCATTTACAAAAAACTCTGTATTAAATGATGTATTGAATGAAACAGCTCAAGATAGTGAGTGGAAAACATTGGGTGGTGGTGAATTTACTTCAGATAGGATGAATGAATTAGTTGGTGGGCAGTACAGTAATACAATGAATCACCAACAACAGATTGTTCCATCAAGTGACCCGATGAGTCAATTCTTGAATAAAGATTATAGTCAGGTGTTAAAAAAGTCAATAGAAAAATCTAAAATGAAACATAGAAGATAATTATGGGATTAAAACAAGATTTAATTGATGCAAAAATCAAAGCTGCTGAGGAAACTGGTATAACAACACCTCTTGATACTTCAAATGGTTCTTACATTGAAAGAGAGGCAGAATATGTCAAAGAGGCGATTATAAGTTTTTTAACTCAAGCTGAATTTAGAATTACAAAACTAAATGCACCAGTAACGGTAGAGGAGCTTAGAAGTGGTGATTTAGATGTAAATATTGAACTTGATACGTTATTGGGTGAATATCAACCTGTTTTAAAAATATTAAGACAAATAGGAGACCCATTAGGACTTGGTGGTACAATTGATACATTGGAAGGTGAGATAAAAAAAGCAATCACTCCATTATTACAAGGGGGTGCAAAGTTACCATTTGGAATAGGTAAAGACTTAAATGGTCTTGAATCAAAAGGTTATGTAAATATTGGTGAAGACCCGGATTCAATAGACAATTTTGATGTTGAAGATGAGGACGGTCAAAGAGAATTTACAACTGTAAAATTAATTAGAGAAGATATTGAGGATTTATTATAATGGCAATTAGAGATACATCAAGAAAACCTTTTATTATTGATAATGACAATAATATAAAAGTTGGAATAGATTTACCAATTCGTAGAGGTGATGAATTGGATGGATTTTTTGCGACAACATCCACAACCATTGAGGCTGTAAAAAACAATATTAGAAATCTATTACAAACTAATGAGGGTGAAAGATTTTTTCAACCTAATCTAGGTATTAATTTAAGAACCATACTGTTTGAACATATTACAAATGAAAATTTAATTGCAATACAAGATGCAATATTAGATAAATTAGAGTTTTGGTTACCATTTGTAGAGGTAAGAGATATACAAGTTTTAAATACAGAGAACTCAACAGATATTGGAGTAAATGAAATTAGAGTAAAAATATTATTTAACATTAAACGAGACCCAAACACTTTGGATTCAATAACATTAGATTTTAGTAGTGATATTAATGAAACTGAAACAAATTTAACAAGTGGTGGTGGATATTAATTGGAGATAAATTATGCCAAGATATGGTAAAGAAAATTTTAAAGAGTCAAATGTTAATTATTTAAATAAAGATTTCGACTCATTGAAACAATCATTAATGAATTATGCAAAATCTTATTTTCCTAATTCATTCCGTGATTTCAATGAAACATCACCAGGTATGATGTTATTAGAAATGAACGCGTATGTTGGTGATGTATTGTCATTTTATATTGACCAACAATATAAAGAAATGTTATTACCACTTGCAGAGGAACGAAGAAATATAATCACAATGGCGAAAATGCTTGGTTATAAAGTAAAACCAACAATTCCATCATTTGTTGATTTGACTTTTACTTCTGAAGTTAATGCGTCAAGTGGAGATGTTTCAAAAGTAGATTACTCAAACGCGGGAACTTTTGATGCTGGTATTGAAATACCTTCATCTACAAATTCAGATATTGTGTTTACAACTTTAGAACCGATTGATTTTAGAATATCAGAATCGATAGATACTGAAACTGAGGGTACACAAGATTCTAGTGGATTAACATCTACTTATACATTATCAAGAACTGTAAAGGCTATAAGTGCAACTCAAAAAACAATTTCTTTTAAAATTGGTGCACCTGAAAAATTTAAAACATTAACCATACCCGACACAAATGTAATTGATATAATCTCATGTATTGATTCAAACGGTTCAAAGTGGTATGAAGTTGATTTCTTAGCTCAAGATAAAGTTCCAATTGAAACACATTATACAAATGATATAAGAACTTCCGCGTATGTTGACGAAAGGGGTTTACTGAGTGAAAATGCAGTTCCATTTTCTTTGACTTATATTACAACACAAAAAAGATTTACACGTGAAACTAATCAAGATAATACAACCTCATTGGTGTTTGGTAATGGTGTTTTGAAAAACGGGCAAGTGGTTGATAAAGATTATATAGATATGGAACAACTTGGTATAGTGATACCAGGTCAAACAAATGATTTAAATAGTGCTATAAATCCATTATTAGGAGACGAGTATTCAACTCTTGGTGAAACACCAAATCAAACTACATTAACAATCACTTATCGAGTTGGTGGTGGAATTAATTCAAATGTACCAAGTGGTGATATATCAACTACACCAAGTTTGACATCTCAAAATGGTAATACATCAGCGGTATTAACAAGTGTAACTAATAACAAACCTGCAATAGGTGGTAAAGATGAAGAGGATACGATTGAGATTAAAGAAAAAGCAAAAGCTTTTTTCTCAACACAAAACAGATGTGTGACTAAAGAAGATTATGAGGCAAGGGTGTTGAACATACCTGCTAAATTTGGTAACATTGCAAAAGCTTATGTGACAAGAAATAATGACGATGGAATATTATCAACAAATTCCTTTGATGCATTAGAACAAATACAAAATAAATTAGGTGCGGCTAGAGAAATGGATACAGATTTAAACTTGTTAACAACTGGTAACTTTATTGATGAAAGAGTTACATTAGCAGCAAATGGTGTTATACCCCCAAATTCAATTATAAATGCAATTAAACAAGCTATTAATGTTACACGTGAAAATTATCTAAATTCCCCAACGCCTGATTATGATGCTTTAGTGAATGAATTTGAACTAGGGACAATTAATATTTTTCTTTTAGGATATAATAACAAAAAACAATTAGTTGGAAATCCAGAGCATCAATCTACAAATACGAATGATAATTTACCACAAACACTTTTATCTAATGTTAAAAATTATTTAGGTAACTTTAAAATTTTGACCGATAACATAATTTTAAATGATGGGTTTATAATTAATTTTGGTGTAATTTTTGATATTATAGCCGAGAAATATGCTGATAAACAAGTGGTTAAATTAAATTGTATTCAAAAAATTAAAGATTATTTTTCAATCGAAAAGATGCAATTCAATCAACCAATTTATAAAAGTAATTTAGAATATGAATTAATGGGAGTAGAGGGTGTTCGTTCCATTGGACACGTTACCATAACACAAAAAGATGATTATAATAGTGATGTCAGTGATGCTAATTTACCGAATACCACATACACATATTCAAAAGATTCAAACGATAATTTTGTTAATCAATCAGATGGTGAGGGAACAGCTGGATATGGTTTTAAATATAATTTTGAAAACGCATTATCCGATGATGGAACAATTGTTCTACCAGCTAATACAGATACACCGGCAGTTTTTGAATTGAAAAATCCAAATACAAATATACAAGGGAGAGTTAGATAATGCATCATTTTATTTTTCCAAATCAAGATACATGGATTTCAAGTGGGTCAAATTTAATTACGGGTGAAACTTTTAAAGACCAAAATTTTGGAAGAGACCAAATACTTGAAATAAAAAAAGAATTTTTTAACGATTCATTTGACCATCAAACAAGAGCCTTAGTACAATTTAGTGGTAATGAGTTTACAGAATTATCTAAATCTGTAGCTGATGGTACTATTTCATCTGATGCTAAATATTATTTAAGATTGTATGAGGCTGAAGGTAATTCAGAAATGACCGAAGAATATAAATTATTAATTCAACCAATTTCACAATCTTGGGTTGAGGGAACAGGTAAATTTGGTGATAACCCAAAAAATACAAATGGATGTAGTTTTAATAATCGTAGTAATCCAATTGGAGGTACTGCAATACCTTGGCTTACACCTGGTGTAACAGTATTAAATGTTAGTTCATCAACACAAACTTTTTCAAATCAATCACCTGACGTTAATGTAGAAATCACAAATATGATGAATATGTGGTTACAAGGACAAGAAGAAAATTATGGTATGTTAATTAGATTTAGTGGAAGTCAAGAAACAGATGAAACAACATTTGGACATTTAAAATTTTTCTCAAGAAATACACACACAATTTTTTCACCTCAAATAGAGATACGTTGGGATGACCATTTACCTTGTACTGGTTCTAATACAGGTTCATTAAATGAATTAGGTGTAAGTGGATTAGATGACAACTTTTTATTCATGAAAAGTTTACGAGAAAGTTATAAAGTTGGTGAAAGGGTAAAGTTTAGAGTTGGTGCTAGAAAAAGATACATACAAAAAACTTTCTCAACATCAGTTCAAACAGTTACTGGTTCATTCATACCTGAAGGTAGTGGTTCATATGCAATTAAAGATGTTGCTACTGATGAGTTCATTGTACCATTTGAGGATACAACAGGTATAAGTTATACACAACTAAGTTGTGATAGTAATTCAAATTATTTTATACAATATTTAGATGGTTTTTATCCTGATAGAGTGTATAAAATATTATTTAAATTAAAATATAATGATGGACAAGAACAAGTATTTGATGATGATTTTGAATTTGTAGTTAAAAGGAAATAGTTATGGCTAATCACAACAATAATTTAGAGCTTTTATTAGATTTAATAGCTGAACATTTAATTCAAAGTGATGTACCGAGTATCACTGATATTGTAAATGAATCCCAAAAATATATAAGAAATGGTCAATTACAACCAGGTGCTGGTGAAGGTGTTTTAGCACTTTTTCAAAAAGACGTTAGAGCTAATCGAGAGGATTTAATACAAACTATTGGTGTTTCAACACCCGATGGTGAATCAGTACAAAGAAATTTAGAGGAAATAGCTGATACGGTTAATTTTCCAACTACACAAATATCTTCATCTTATTTAGAGTCTACCAATAGTCTTAGTGTTTTTTTAAAAGGTGGTAATTTTCCTGATGGTGGTTTGGACATCACTGATTTAATTGTCGGTAATGGTAATCCACTTAATGTTAGTCAATTTATTCCATTAAATCAAAAAAATTCAGTTGTAAATGTTGAACAGGCAGAAGAATACTTGGATACAAATATTTTTGAATTACTACCCACTGGTGATACAAGACAAGCTAGGATAATTAGATTTTTTCAAGAGTTAAATGCCTTACTCCCACCAAATCTACCTGAGTTTGATGTTGATGGTGATGGTATGGTTGATAGAGGTATTGATATGAATTGGACTGGCTCCACCGACTACAGTAAAAATAATAGTATTTCATATGCTCAAGATAATCAAGATGGTAACATAGATGAAGAGGACGCTTTTATTCATAGATTAAAATCAACAGCTAATGACACAAATTCATCAAGAACTATTGAAGATATATATAATACAATATTACCATATTTAACAGATATTTTACAAGACCCTAATGAATTAGAAGATTTACCAACTTATACAAATCAATCAAGTGGATATTTACAATTCAGAAATCCAAATCAAGGTATTATTGTTCGTAATACAAATAAAGAATTCATTGAAGGATTAGACCCAAATAATCCAACTTATTTAAACACAGATGGTACTGGTGGTTTCACCATTACAATGTGGGTTAGGTTTTTAGATAAGGTATCAGAGGGTACATTATTTAATTTTGGTAATCCATTAAGAGGTGATGGTGATGATACTTCATTTGGATTCAAATTAGAAACTTATGTTATAAATGGTAATGAACAACCTGTAAAATCAAATTGGCAGGGCCAGATTGAGGGTGAATATTTAAGTGGATTTAATTCAAGTGGTCAAACTTGGAAAGAAATATTTCAAGATGGTTCTTTTGATGGTAATACTTTTTTAAGTGATGATGGTCGTGAAGAACCAAGTGAAGGATTTTTTAGTACATCCAATACTGAAAGATTTGTGAGATTAGTTGTGAATGATAATGGTATGATAAGAGGTTCACATATAGGAATGCCATTTATGAAAAGAAGAAAAGGTTTACCTGAATTTGGTTCTCAAGATTTTTTTACTGATGCTAATATACCACCATATGACCATGCTTATGGGTTAATGACAAATACAAGAATACCTGAAAATTTCAATGAGTGGTATTTTATATGTGCGAGTTTTAATCCTGATGTGGATGAAGATAATTCTTTTTATGCTGCAACGTCCTTACAGACCAATCCTAACTTTTGGTTAAATCACATAGAGGTGAATGGTGAGTTTACTAATTTTTCAAATCTTGGAAACAGATGTAAAGTTGAAATCATATCACGAACAGACTTACTACGAGCTCGTGGTTTTAAGGGGTAGTTAAATGCCACATACTTCAAACCATCAAAATTTTTTAATAAATAGATTATATACGTTACTACAAGAGGGCTCAGGTGCCTCAGTAATAGGGTTTTCTGTAAAAACACTTATAAGAGAGGGTGGGGATGATGTAATAGACGAGGGTCAAGGTGCTAATGTTAAATTTTATTTAGATTTAAAATATAAATTTGGAAAGTGGAATGATTCTTTACAAAAATACACTGATATTCAAGATTTACAAAGTCATCCAATTATAGGAAATGAATTAATAAATGATGATAATGTTATTACTTTTGGTCAACAAATTAATGAATTTGAAGATGTAACACCAGATGACAAAGAATCAACACTTGGATTTATAAGAATTCCAACCGTAACAGAAATGTATGGATATTATGGCATTGAAGATGTAGATGATGTGGAATTAATAGGACTTGAAATTAATAAAGTAATTTGTAAAGGTGAATTTAATGCAACACGATTAAAGGTTAAATTTGGATTACGGGAAATAAATACAAATCTAACAATTGATGAATTATTATCATTTGATGGGTTGGAATTTCCATCTCAGACTCAAGCCTTTTCACTACCACCAGGTGCTTCAGTTGACAATAAATTTACTGATACAAATACTGATGATGAATACTATAAAGAGGCTTACTCAACTACGTTTCAATTAGGTTTTACTCGAAAAATGGATTTACCATTATCAACTCAACAACTCATTGGGGAAATGAGTCAACAAGGTACAAATGTTCTTTTACAACTTGAAGAAAATTTAATCATTGATGATACCTTACCACCGAGTTTAGAAAGTTCACAAACAAGTACATTATTTTTTAATGAAGAACAAATATCTGATGATTTTCAAATACCAAATCATATAATTGAACAAACTTTATCAAGTTCATATGATGCTTATAGTGGTATTGATTTAAATACTCCAAATCAAACACCATTTGAAAACACAAAATCAAATCTTAAATATAATCAAGATGGAAGAGTTGAATTAGGTTTATTTTTTTTCAAAGAGGAGAATTTAAGTAGTGAAAATTTTCCTATAAAATTTAGTGATAGTATATTTAATCAAATTTCTCCGACCAACCTGGTTAAAAATGGAGATTGTAATTCCATTGATGCAAATTATGAATTTCAAAATACTGGAGGTGATAATAAAGTTTCCAATATATTTAAACCGGCCGGTGGATGGAGATTTTTAAATTTTAATGGAACGGCGTGGAAAAGAAAAATGGTTACTTTATTAGAAAGTGGATTGATTACATCTGAGCAAACAGCTATTATAAGTTATTTAACAACAACTTCAATAGGACAATTATTTACTGATGGATTATTAGTAAATGATATTGAGACCTCACAGGGTCTTTATGAAAACAACCATCAAACATATTATGTACAAGACTCTGCTTTTCAAATTTCAGACAGTCCTTTGGGAACTTATGGTTATGGTGGTTATTTACCGTATGTTAATTACACAGATGGTATGTTAAGAAACTACTATAGACTATATAAAGAAGACATTTTTGACAGAGTTATTGTTCAAGGTGAAGACTTGACTATTGTAGATATGGAAATTGATAACGTAGATATGGAAATTGATAACCAATCTTATGAATTACCTCCAATAAAAGACCTTGGAACAGGCCCAATTGGTATGGATATGAGTCCACCAATCATTGCATCTTGGATAAGAACCACTGAGGCATTTTCAAACGACAGATGTTTAGTATTTAATAATAAAAGACAATGGAATGAATCAAGAGTTAGAAATTTTTGGAATTATTATAATGAAACGATATCCTATTATGGTGCAATAAACGCAGCTCCTTTTGCATTACCGTCAAATACAGGTAGTTTAGACATTGAACCACTTGATGATGTGTTTTTAGACAATCAATACAGAGTATTAAATCAATCACAATTAATTTACAGACAAGAATCAAATAACTTAAATCCATACAGTTCTTTAAAAGTAAAATTTAAAATGAAAACCGTCATTAGTTATAGTTCAACAAATAAACCACAAGTAGAGGTGGGTATTTATGAAACAGATTTTGCTTCACCTGATGGTGATGGATATGAAACTGAAGTGATAAACTATAGTGAAGGTATTTATTCAAAAATAGTACCTGAAAACAATGGGAGTTTTAATTCAACGAATTATTATGAGTCTTCTAATATATCACAACAAATAAATGATAAATTTGGAAACATGATAAGAGTTGAAAATACACTAGAAAATGAATGGGAAAGTTTTGAATTTATTTTTAATCTTACGGATATACAACGTGGACAGTCAGTAATTGATAAACCAGTTCAAGATTTAATATTTTTTGTACAGGCTGGAAATAATTTTTTAGGTAGAGTTTTGTTAGATGATTTTGAAGTTGTTGAATCTTATGAATTTTTTCCTGATGTTGATGTTAGAAAAAAAATATCCGTTGATAATTACGGAAGTGCAGATTTAACAAAATACTACGACCCAATCATACATGGTGTTAATGGTACTAATCAATACAAAGATACAACTGCACCATTAGAAGTACAGTTTTATTTTTATCCAACGTACCCAACTGATAAAATATTTGATGTTAAAAGAACTCCAATGTATGAAGATTTTAAAAAAGGACTTTTTTATATTTATGATGTTAATTGGGGTGATGGTTCTCCAAATGAGTTTACTTCAAACCCAATACAAATAGGTGAAGATATAGCATTATATCACACATATGAAACACATGGTAT